CTTCCTTTCTACATATTGATATGTTTAAGTTTAGAAAAATTCTAAAGGAGTCCCTACTATGAAGTTCTTTGATTCAGAACTTGTCCGTGCTGAAATGGTAGAGATTTCAGAACTTCAAGAGGAAGTTTATAAAAATGTTTTTGATTTTTATAAAATGGAAAAAACTGACAAAGTATATCATATCAATTTACTTCAAAGACTATTGGATAAACAAAAAATTCTTTATACACGACTGAGTTTATCTGATGATCCAGATGCAGTAGAAATGAAACAAAGAATTTCTGAATCTGCTGTACTGATGGGACTACCTGAAAATACAGATATGAATATAGTTTTCAATAGTATGTCCAATTTGATTGATCTCATGAGAGAACATATTGACAGTTGATTGAGGGTCTGGTATATTAGTTGAGGGCTTGGCATCCCTTTTCTTCAAGAAATAAAGTTGCCCACAAGCCAAATATGGAGAAATCTAATGTCTTTCGCAAATCTTAAAAAGCAATCTAAACTCGGATCTCTTACCGATAAACTGGTAAAAGAAGTTGAGAAAATGAATACTGGTACTAGCAGTGCAGATGATCGTTTCTGGAAACCAGAAATGGATAAGTCTGGAACTGGATCTGCAGTGATTCGTTTTCTTCCAGCACCCGATGGAGAAGAACTTCCTTGGATCAAGATGTATGCTCATGGATTCCAAGGTCCTGGTGGTTGGTATATTGAAAACTCCCTGACTACTCTTGGACAAAAAGATCCCGTTTCTGATTATAATCGTGATCTTTGGAATACTGGAAGTGAGCAGAACAAGGAAACTGTTCGTAAACAAAAGCGCAAACTGTCTTATTACAGCAACATCTATGTTGTAAAAGATCCTCTTCATCCCGAGAATGAAGGTAAAGTCTTTCTATTTAAGTTCGGCAAGAAAATCTTTGATAAAATTCTGAATTCAATGCAACCAGAATTTGAAGATGAAGAACCCATTAATCCTTTTGATTTCTGGTCTGGTGCTAACTTCAAACTGAAGATTCGTAAAGTTGAAGGTTATTGGAACTACGATAAGTCTGAGTTTGATAAACCCTCTCCTCTTCTGGATGATGATGAAGCAATGGAAGCACTTTGGAAGAGAGAGTATTCTCTTTCTGCAATTCTTGCTCCTGATCAATTCAAGTCTTATGAGGAACTTGAAAAGCGCCTGAATATGGTTCTGGGTAAAGGTGGTGCTCCTCGTCGTCGCCAAGACTCTGAAACCATGGATGAAGAAATTAACTACGATAGTAATACCGAAAGTTCATCTTCTTCTAATGATCGTGTAATGCAGGAACTGGAAGAGTCCTATCGTAAGAGTAAGACTGTTTCCCCTTCGCTTCCTGATGTATCAAAAGCATCTTCTGATGACGATGATGAAGATGATGCTCTGAGTTACTTCAGCAAACTCGCTGACAGTTAATAAAGTCGGATATTATCTCCTCTCTTAAGGGTCTCGCTAACATACTGCTGAGACCCTTTTTTGTATTTCATAATATCATCTAAATCATTGAATACTAGATTTAGATATCTTTGCTTAAGTACATAAATGTTTCTCTTGTCATTTTCTATCTGCATTTCATACTGATAATTGGTAACTTCTTCAGTAAATTTATTTGATGCTACCGTAACTTCTTGTCCTAATCCAGAATCATAATATGTGATGGATGGATAATTTTTTTGAATGTTAAGTCCAGCAGGAAAGATTGTTACTCCAGTTGAACTTAAAACTTCTTTTGATATGTAATGATGAACTCCTGAATATAAATTATCATAAGAACCATATTTCTCTAACATAATCTTATCAAAAGCAGATTGTGTTGCGGGCCATTCTAAATTAGTATCAATTATATTATTTGCCAGTAAAATTAACCAATCTAAATTCTCGTCGTCGTAAACTTTATAAGCAACTTGATCTGGTCTCTCATCACCAATAATATTGTACTTATCAAAATAGGTTAAATTCTCAATTATATCTGATCTTAAAAATGCTCTTTTGAAAAGATTTTTTACAGTAGTATAATCTGCTATACTATTTGAACTTTTAGTTCTACTTACATAATCAAAATCTGGAACATATCTGAAGTATGGTTGTGACATTTTTTTAGAAACCTATTGGGTGGTTTAGATTATTATTTTCAAGATAATCTCTATCATATACGGGTTCAAGTTCGCAGAATTGTAATGATATTTCATAAGATGTCATTGTGCCATCTTCAAATGTCATATAAGATCCATCGGGAGTATAGTTTACAGTTACTGATCTAAGAGCACATGTTTTGATTTTATTTAATCCTGGATGTCCATCATTTTTATCATCTGGACCGTTGTACTTATATGCAATATTAAACACATATGGTGCTCTTAAAAATATACTATCTGATGTTGTTCTAACAGTACTCCCAAGTTTAAAGAATTTAATTACTCTTTTTACTTCGTCTGCTTCAGTTTGACTTCTTGGTGATAATCTAAATGTAAAATTGAAAGGTCTCAATGAAGGTCCACTGAATAATAATTCAAGATTTGGATTTAATACTAATCCATCTGTTCTTGCAATTGGATTTATTCCTACAGCTGCACCACCCAAAGATCTTCTAATAACTGTTGCATACTCACCAGATCCAAAAATTTCTCCAACTTTATCTAATTCTGATGCAAGAGTTGTAGCACTTCCTTGAGTTGCTATATTTGCTAAAACTGCCTTGAATACATTCATATTATCTTCACCCCATCCAATATCATTTTGATCATTAATTGATGGTTGTATTGGGAGATATACTGATATTATGGAATCATTTAGTAGTGTTCTTTTTCCCAGTCCTAAATTTTTACCTGCTTTTGCTAATTGAAATTCTTTTTGTCCATAATCTACCATTGTAAATTTAATAAAATCTTGTTTATTGGTTCTCAACTTTGTTGGATATACTATATCGTTTCCTCCTAAAGCTTGTCTTATTCTGTCTGTCCCTATTTGAGTTTTTATTGCATTATCACTTGCAAGTTGTCCTACTCCTGCTTGTGAATATGTTGTTTGTGTTGATGTTGCAGCATTTGCTATGGATTTATATAATGGACTATTTGCAACTGCTGCTTTTTCTTGAGTTGTCCCAAAACTTTGATTTATTTCAAATGCTCTTGGTTTGATACTATTATTTAATGTTGTAATTTCACCTGAACTCTGTAGTCCGTTATATAAAGTTTGATTATTTACTGTTGTTGCTCCACTTGAACTTACTGTATATAATGGTTGTCTTGTTCCTATAAAATTAATTCCACTTGTAGTATAAACTGTATAACTTCCATTTGTTTTGTTTGTTTCCGCTACTAAAGATACTGTTCCAGTGGAAATATTTACTTGTTTAATATTTGCTTCATAGATATTTGGTGTAGATCCTTGTTTCCAACCTTGAGGGATATCAGACATTAAACATTCCCCTCAATTAAAAGAGGATTAAGTATCTCAATTTTTTGTAGAGTATGAGACAGTTATATGTAGACTTGTATGTATTTATAGTCCCAAGTCATCTTCCGTAATGATTTTAAATTCAATTCTTCTGTCTTCACAAAACTCCTGAGCTGCTTTCCATTTTGCTTTATTTTTTTCATATGTCATGACTTCATTGATATATGTTTTCCGTTGCTTTTTTGAAGTTTGAGTGGGTGCTATAGTTTGTTTTTTTGGTTTTACTTCAATGATGTATTTTTTTATATTTCCTGAACTTTCTTGAACTTTAATAAAAAAATCTGGGAAGTATCTACGAACTTTATTTGTTGTTGGATCAAAATATGGAATGAAGAATTCTTCACTCCCCCATTCTAAAATTCCTGGATTTCTGTCACACCACCTCATAAAGGTAACCTCCCAAGAACTTCGGTATACGATATTTCTAGTATCACCTTTATACTTTTCTGGATTTTGGGGATGAAATTTTCCTTGATGATATTTGCTATCCCGCATACATAGTATATAAACTTCCAATATTTATAGATGCCTTCTAAGCAATCACCAAAAAAATATAAGGTGGATGAAATTAAAAGTAAGTTGTTGCGACCATCTTTAACATCAACTTATAATGTTTACTTTAATGCATCTCAAATAATAAATAGTTTAAAAAGTTCTGTTACTGGAGCAACTGCACAGGAATTTTTTAAAAATAGAGGAATTGAAGGAATTCCCTCAGAATTATTAACTATATCTTGTTCTGAGGCTTCTCTTCCTGGATCTTCTTTTGCAACACATGAAATTAATAATGATTATACTGGAGTAACTGAAAAGCATGTATATCGTCGCTTATATGATGATCGGGCATCTTTTACTTTTTATGTAGATTCAAATTATCAAATAATAAAGTTTTTTGAAACTTGGATGTCATGGATAGTGGGAGAAGTTCAATATAATGAACTGGCAAACAAAGAATATAATTATAGAGTAAAATTTCCGAATGAATATAGAGTTAATATGCATATACAAAAGTATGAAAGAGACTATGGTAAACCTGGATCAAAATATGTTGAATATACTTTTATAGATGCTTATCCAATTGATATAAGTTCTATGCCGATGTCATATGATTCCTCTAACTTATTGAAGTGTACAGTATCTTTTGTTTATACAAGATATTACATGGAAAATATTATTAAAGGTGCTGTGGAAAAAACAGATAACACTACAAATAGACTAGAAACATCTCTAACCGAAATTAATAAATATACCTAATAAATGACCTATAAATAATCACACCTGAATTTTATATTTCAATATGCCTTTACCAAAAATTGTTACACCAACACATGAGTTGGAGTTGCCATCATCTGGACAAACAATTAAATATAGACCATTTTTAGTAAAAGAAGAGAAACTTCTTGTTCTTGCATTAGAAACTGAAGATACTAAACAAATTACTACAGCAATTAAAACAGTAATTAAAAATTGCGTAGAAACTAAAGGAATTAAAGTGGAAACACTTCCTACATTTGATATTGAATATTTGTTTTTAAATATTCGTGCAAAGTCTGTAGGTGAAGAAATTGAATTGAATATCATTTGTCCTGACGATGGTGAGACTCAAGTTCCAGTTAAAATAAATGTAGACGATATACAAGTTCAAAAAAATAAAGATCATAATAAAAAAATACAAGTAGATAATTCAATCATGATGGAAATGAAATATCCATCAC